GGTGACTCCTCGTCTCCCCGCCGCGATTTCCCAGGTAACACCACTGTTCCGTCCTCTTCGTTACAGTAGTAACAAAGCCCAAGCGATGGGTTCAAACCGTGCTTTGGGGATAAAGTAATTTTCCCATCCATCCTGCTCTCCTTGGTTAGTTCAAATAAAAGAACAGCCCACCCTGCCGAAGCAGGGCAGGCCGGGCTAACACGCACTATGGAGGACCACAGGGGAGTCGAACCCCTTACTACCAACTTCGCACTAAGCGGATTAGTTGGCGGTAGCACCGGACGCAGCCCATGGTGGCCCGAATCACACGGGCCGGGAGTTTCATAACGCTCTTAGATACTAACCCCTAACTCTCTAAGAAACGCCTAGATAGATAACCTGAACTAGGACAGGGAGACGTTTTACGTCTGCGCCTCAATGACGTTGCTTCACTTCATATCGTTACACCTTCTTCGGAGCGGGCGGTTGCCTAGACGGCGGGAACGAACAAATATCGCCCTCACGTTATCGCGGGATCATCAAGGGCGAACAATTTTAGGCGTTTGGATACCTTGCCTCAAGAATGGACATGATCTCAGCCTTGGTAGGGACTGGCTCAGGCTTATGCTTCAAGCTAAAGGGCAATCCTTTATCCTTGGCCCAGGACTTAGCTGCTGTAATGGCTTCGCCCTCAGTAGCGAACGCCATGAAGTATGTGTCCCAAGGCTCCCAGAAGGCCATCGTAGGATCCTCGTTGTTCCACCAATAGATGATGGGCTTCCATCCGGCAATGGGCTTGTAAACAGACACGTATGTAGAAGTGTCTCTCATGAGAATACCCCAAAGAGAGCCGCAATAGCGATGAATACCGCCCAACTCAGCGCCGCCACTAGTAACCAAGTGAGTAATACCGTGCTGCCTATAACGCAGTCGCTTCTCCGCCCTTGGCCACCCTTCACTAGCGGTGGCTCATCAGGTTTGGCTAGCTTGTTGAGTGCGGCCCAGATCCGCTGATCCTCGTCTATCTTCTTCTTCTTCTTGCTCATCACTCGGCTCCTCTTGGTCGTCGTGGTGAATAGTAGCACAAGGCTTACAAACGTAAATAACAAACAGCGTCCCCTCATCATCGCCCTCAAATTGAGGGGGACCATCAGGGATTTCCTTTTTGACCATTTCGGCTTCTGGATATCTGTAGTCACAGATGAAACATCGTAGGAACATCTTTATTGCCCCTTGATCCAGATGTCGTAGGCGACACGAAAGAGTTCCTCTGGGTCATTGCCATTAGGCAACCACTTGCGGGTTTCCTCACTGTCCCCACTGAGCCAAATAAAGATGGCGATAAAGTCTTTCTTATCGGCAGGCATATTGGTCTCCCGTAGGTTTCACGCCCTATGCGTGTGGGTGTGTGTCTTTCAAACAAAGAGACAGCCCCCGAAGGGGCGTCTCTTACTTCGTGGCAGCGATGCGTTCCATCGCAGCCTTCAGCTTGTCCTTGTACTCGTCAGAGTTGCGGTCCACCGCTGCCGCGACCTTCTTTGCGGATGGTCGTTGCTTCTCGAAGTAGAGCCTTTCGCAGTAGCGCCGAAGCCCGTAGCTGTAGGGTCCCGTTGCCGGAGCCTTCCAAGTACCGTCTTTGATCTTCTGAGTCTGGACATTGATGTGTTTCGCGCACAATTCGAGAATCGTGTGCTCGTACACCAACTTCGAGTCCTCGATGGTCTGAGTTACTTCGCTCAGGAAATCCGAGAAACATGCGGCCCGCTCAGGAGCGGATACGTACTCCGCTAGTGTGCGGAATTGCTTCTCGGTGAATCGTTTGACTGCAGGTTTCCCTGGTCCATCGAAGGTAATCTCAATATGGCCCGTAGGCGATACCGAGAGAGAGATAGCGGATGAACCGCTCAGTGTAGAAGTAGTCATAATGTCGACTCCAATCATGCCCAGAGCGGGCCATCGAAGGGGCGAAGTGCTCCTTCTGTCCGTTACTGGCCGAACCCGTCGAATATTTCCAGAAATCCTGTAACTCCTTTTGCGGCAGGGGTTTATGAGAAATCTGGAAATATTCGGCCGATTCGGCCAGTAGCAAACAGGTGGAAGTGTCTGCCTGCAAAGGTAGTTAGCTAGCAATCGCTAGCGCTTTCCCTTACTGTTTCCCAAGGGGAACCGCTTCGGTTCACCCATTCAACCCAAAGGAATCAGAACGATGACAGACAGACAATACGGACCAGTAACACTGGCCCAACACGAGACCATTGCCGCTGCAGTTAACGGCCAGCTGTTCGAGCATATCGACCGCAAGGTACGTCGTATCGTTGGTGCCGTCGCAAGCGGTCGTCAACGGCACAAGGACGGTAGCTATTCGTACAGCGCGCCGATCGACCGTTGGATCCGCCCTTCTATTGATGACGCGATACAGACCGCATTTGAGCGGACCGTTCGCTTGGACCTTACGGCCATGGTGCTCGCCGGTGATATCGACCCGGTAACGCTAGCGGATAAGACAGTAGCTCGTGCTGTTTATGAATTGCGCTTGCTTGTTAACTTCCCCGCTCTCGTGCACGGAAAGGGATTGAGCAAGCGCAAGGGAGTAACGGCAAAGGGGACAGCAGTCGACGATAGCGGGCATGCACCGACGTTCGAGCAAGACGAGAATGGTGAATGGCATGATGCTGTTAGCATGCGTGAGAGCATCGATGAAATGTTCCGAGGCCCGATGATTGAGGCAAACGAGGACACGAGACAAGCGCAAGTTGCCAATGCTGAGCGCTCTGAATTCATCGGTCGTCTGGTCGATCCTGCACGTTCGTTCTTGTCACGGAAGGAGCGCGCTCGACTGGCTATCGTCATGGCGGAAACAGAGCGAGATCCTGCACGCAAGCTTTGGAGCGGACCGGATTCGATAGCGAAACGTCACCCCTCGCTGAGTGTTGGCTCCGTTGCGCGACTCGTCTGCCGTGTTCGCGATATCTTCAACGGCATCGGCATCGACCGCTCGGCCGAGACTGGCGACGAGTCGCGTTGCGCTCTTGAGTCTGGCGATGATGGCAACGCTTGGAGTGTTTGGGGTTGCTCGTGTCGTCAATGCATCGACAAGCAGCAAGAGATACTCGCACCGCTACGGGCCCAAGCAGTGAAGCATGCGCCAACGGGCGAGAGGCGCGCCTACTCGTTCGTAGTTACGGCGTCTGCATCGGAAGACCGTACTCGCCGTTTGCTACGACAAGAGCAACAGAGAGCAACATGCGATTACCTGAAGCGGTGCGTCGTCGCGAACAGTTTGCGCGAGCCCTCACGGCAACGGACGCTGTTCTCATTCTTGCCCGATTACCTCATTGGTGGCAACGGACGTCCGTTGTCGTCCTATGGCCCGAGTATCAGGATGATGCCCAAGCACTAGTTGACCAAGTGAGCACCTAGGCTGGTTCGCTTGGCGCGCTCAGCGCCCGATGCTCGTCCGGCGAGCCCGGCCGTCTATCCGGTGTACGTTAAATCCTCCGGTGTACGTAATCCGTATAACGTACAGATTCGGTTTCGCCCCCGCGCACTTGGTCAATCGCGGCTCGGGCGCTCCCCGCCCCCTCCCCCCGAGCGGCTTCGCCCCGCCCCCTAGCCACCGCATTCTGCCCGCCCGCCCCCAAATGTACGGGGGTAGCGAAACATCGCCCCTTGGTCTATGTATTAGCAACATTTCCGCCCGCACTATGCCGCAATACCGCCCCGAAGAGATCCGCGACGCCATCTTCCGCATTTGGTCTGACCCGATCGCGTTTGGGGTTGCGCTCGGCTACCGGGGCGAGCCGGTCACTGGCCGCAAGCAATTCGGGCCCTTCCATGAGCGGATGTTGGCGCACGTCCACTCCCAGCCGAAGACCAGCACCGTCGTCCCTCGCGGCCACGCCAAGTCCACGTTGATCACGGTCATCGACACTTGCCACCACCTCCTCCACAACCCGGAGTCCCGCAGCCTGATCGCCTGCGCCACCCTTGACCTCGCCAAGAAGCTGGTTGGCGAGATCCGGGACCGGCTCAACGGCGAGTTGGAGCTTCTTCCTGGCCTCCATCTCCCGATGGTCCAGGTCTTCCCCTGGCTTTCGGTTCAGGGCGACCGCCGCAAGGCTGGTCCTTGCGACCGGCTCAACATCGTTGGCAGGGCGGGGAAGGGGCGGGAGCCTTCGGTCTTCGCCTCCTCGGTCGAGTCCAACCTCGCGGGCAACCACCCCACCCGCGCCGTCATCGACGACCCCGCCAACGAGCAGAACAGCCGCACCTACACGCGCCGCCAGAAGGTCATCGACTTCATCGAGGCCCTCGAGCCCCTAATGTACTCGCCCGACTCCCCGATCAACCATATCGGCACCCCTTGGGCATTCGAGGACGTGACCGCTTACCTCAAGCGGCGCAACGACTGGGACCAGTTTCGCTTCGGGGTATGGGATGGGGAGGGCTCCGGCGAGGGGCCCCACGCGCTCTGCCCCTCCTTCTTGACCGCCGACGAAATCCGCGAAAAGGAGGAGGCACTCTCCCGGACCTTCTTCAGCGCCCAGTACCTCTGCTCGCCGGTCCCCTCTGAGGAGGCAGTCTTCGACCTCGAACTGGTTACGGCCGCCACCGACCACAGCCTCACCCTGGACAACCTGCCGGAGGGCCCCGAGATCCTCCTCTACGACCCCGTGGCTCGCGTTGACGGCACCAAGGGCGACTTGAACGGCATCCTCGTCGTGCGGCTCCTCACGGCCCACCAGCTCGGCCTGAAGGGCTTTGCGCCCAACCGCAACATCTTCGTGCCCATAAAGGCTGTGGAGTTGATGGGGGGCGCTGATGCGGCTGCCTGCTGGATTGAGGAGGTAGCGGTCCCCGCCCACCCCATGCTCAAGAGCATCTGGATTGAGCAGGTAGCGTCCCAGTCCCTCTTCGCGCCCTGGCTTGAGGAGCGCGGCCGGATCAAGGGCATCAAGATTCGCGGCCAGAAGATCGGGAGCGCATCCTTGCCCTATCGCCTGATGAGTCTCCAGACCGCCATGCGGAAGGGCTACCTGATCCTCCCTCAAGATTTCCCTGGCCGATCCCTTCTTCACCAAAGACTTCTTGAGTATCCGCTCAGTAATTCCGATGATCTAGTTTCTGCGCTAGCGTTATTGAGCACGATGGTAGAGCGCAAAGGTCAGTTGCCGGGTCTTCCGGTTCCTGAGAAAGCGCCCTATAATATCGCCGTCTGGGATAGCAGCCCTAGCGGAGCCCGAGGTTATTGGCCAAATGGTTAAAAAACAGTTCAAGTTGGAGGAAGCTGCCGCTCTTGAGTTGGCATCGTTGATCAAATCCTCTATGGACCGCATTCAGGAGCCGCTAAAGGGGAATGAGCGGCTGATCGCGGACATCTACACGGGGCGCGATCCTGTGGGCACAATCGGCGGGTTGCTTATTGGTGAGCAGGGGATCCCGGCGCACCAGATCAACCAGCCGCTAGAGGTCGGCTCCTGGCGGCCCCCCGAGACCACCGCCAATCTCTTCTTGTCCCGGCTCCGCCAGATAGTTTCCAACTTGACCCCTGGCGTGCCGTCCTTCCGCGTGAAGGCGCGAGTCCCCGGCTCTGCCCATCTAGCCGACAAGCAGAATCAGCTTACGCGCATTATGACTGATCACGGTCATTTGCGTGAGGCGATGCGTCGGGCAGCTTTCTTGGGCTTGCTCTCCCCCTATTTCGGGGTAAAGGTTTCTTACGATAAAGAAGAGAAAATCCCCTACTCGCGCATTAAGTATGCTGCGGTCGAGCCGGGCGATTGCGGTTATGAGCCGTTTCATCGCCGCTTCTACTGGCACTCTTACGACATGCAGTACGGCGATCTTCCGCCTAGTTGGATCCCGGATCACATGGGCGACGAAGCGCCGCACCCTTGGTCTATCGTGCGCGTCACCGAGGTTTACCATGAAGGGTTCCGCCACGGTGCGCCGGATAAGGCATTTGGCGGCCCGCAGCGCTGCCCAATGTCTGTCTTTGTCAAGATAAACGAAGATCAGAAGGAGGGAGAGGGCATTTCGCTAACTCCCCGCAGCGAGATTAACGATACTTTGGGTGAGTATCAGATATCGGAGCCGATTGCTGCCTGTCCGATCATCATCGGCAATTTCTTGGACGCTGCTCCTGGCGAGGACGTTCCGGCTGCTGAAGTCTTGTCGTGGATCCCGCTCATGCGGATGATTGTCCAGACCTTGGTTCAGATCGACCGGGAGATCCGTACCCTTAACAAGACGGTTTTGTATGACAAGAACGCTATCGACGAGGATGCGCTTCAGGTAGTGAAGCATGTTGCTCCGGGCGGGACTGTCTTTGTGGGCGTCGATCCTGACGATACGGCCCGTGGGGTCAACGCGACGATGCGCCCGGTCGAGCAGAGCGCGGTCTTGAACGAGTATCTCGCTGCGCTCAGCACTTACATGCAGTTATTCGATGACGTAACTGGGGTCCACCCGGCCGACCGTGGGGTTCCCACGAATCCGCGCAAGTCGGCTACGGAGGCTGCCGCTATCACGGATGCTTCCAGTCGCCGGAATCAAGATCGCCTAGAGGTTATGGCGATGATGTGGACCCGGCTTGCGCAGGCAGGATTCAAATACCAGCGCGAGATATTTGGTGCCGAGGTTGATGTGCCTTTGGCCAATGGGGTTATTCGCACTTTGCATGTCCCTGACCCGATGGTGGCATGTTTTTCATTCGATATTGATCCGGTAGAGCTTGGCCATCTTAGCAACCAAGGCGATATACAAGCTTTGATGCAGTGGTTGACTATAACAACCAATACGCAGCAGACTTTTGCCCAAGGTATGCCGCGCATGACTCGTGAAGCGTTGCGTCGTCTAGGTAATGCGATG